ATTTATATAAAGCGAGAAATTAGTTAGGATGGCAACGGCTGATAAGTTAACTCAAGATATGGCTATCATTAAAGCAAAGATAGATCTTATGGATGAAGGTGACGATAAGGATACTTTACAAACTACTTATGAGGGTTTCGTTGAGCGTAAAACTGCTATTGATAACGAAACTCCGCAGACTATAGATAATACTGTAGATAGTTTAGCTACGTTAGCTGGTGAAGTCAAATCGGTTGCTGATAGTTATAGAGAATCTAATGGTGGTCGACGACGCAAATACTCCCGCCGCGGTCGTCGTTCCGCCAAGAAGAGTGGTGGTACTCGGCGCAAGCAGAAGCGTCGCCAGCGCCGCGGATCTCGTCGTGCGTATTAATGCATTCCATCCCATTTCATTTCATCTTTATTATGATACAAATCATGATTCGTCGCGATTTGTATCATACATTCGGGAACACCCACTTATCCACCGTCGTACGAACACAGAATAGTCGGTGCGAAATAATTCCAATAATGAAAAGCGTCACGAGAGATTTCCAGAACACGAAACCGAAGAAGTGTGCGATCAGAAATGCAGCCACAACAGTCGCAGCCACATCTACAACCGCGATATCAAAGATCCGATACGCATGCGCACCTTCTCTCGGGCGGCCAAATATATCTTTGTAACGGCATAAACCGAGAGATTTTGTCATTCGATATTTAACAATAAAATAACTGTTATAATATGTAGATAATATAATAATATGGTTACGATAAAGAGACATCGTAATCACCGGTACAATAAAACACAAAAACGGCAACAAAATATCATCAACGATACTAGCACAACTTCTGCAATCATACATACCAAATGGATACAACACAATATTCAAGTTTTTCGTAAATTAGCAGGCACTAAAATAATGCCTGTAATCAAAGGTGATGCGTACGGACATGGTGCGGTTGAAATCGCAAAGTTTCTTCGCAAAATAGGTATGGATTATATCGGTGTGGCTACTGTGAATGAAGCAATGGAATTACGAAATAGCGGTGACAAAGGGCGTATATTAGCATGGTTGTATGATGCATATTCCGATGATATATTCAACGCATTTCAGAATGACATCGAAATCGCGATATTTGATGAAGATGCTATACCTACTATTATTCGACAAATACCAAAAGGTAAAGTCGTAAATATAACAGTATTTGTTGATACTGGATTCAATCGAACGGGTATACGATACGAACGAGCACTAGAGGTCATTGAAAACCTCACTCATCACACAAACGTGAAAATAGAAGGACTGATGTCTCATTTGATCGGAACCAGTAGTGATGAAGTATCGGCGATAAAAGACCGCGAACAGTTAAATAAGTTCAGAAAATTACGAGATGAATTAGCGACAATCGGTATACATCCAAACGAAGTTCATATCGCAAGTAGCCATGGATGCTTGCAATATGACGTATCTGATTTTACATTAGCTCGAGTGGGTACAGGGATATTCGGGTTTGATATAGAAGCACGTATTATGAAAAAACACAATATTAAACCAGTTATGTCATTACAAACTCGTATTCTTCAAATAAAATCAGTAAAAAAGGGGGAATGTATTGGTTACGGATGTACCTATGTGTCACCAAGAAACATGACCATTTGTATCTTAGGTATTGGTTATGCAGATGTACCAATATACGATTATAAAGGGGTATATTATTTTATTCGCGGTACTCCACGTAAAGTATTAGGAAAAACAAATATGGATCAAATTGCGTGTGTATATAAACCAGGTGACCGAGTAAATGATGTCGCATATTTATTTGGTGCAAATAAAAGACATAACCAAACCATCGATACGATATCAGATAAGTTAAAGATGTATAATGTGATATTATCTTGTCACATTGGAACCAGTGTTAAACGTATTTATTTATAAATCACATCTCCATTTTGGGTCTGGCTTGTTAATGAAATCTGGCGTGTTTGTATAGTCGACTGTGAGTTCTTCTCCCGCACTAATATCACGTGCTGCGATGATCCACCACACACCCGTATCCTTTTCTGGCGTCGACGAAAGATATGTGTTTGGTAATATGGAATACGCTGCGTCTGCCGGGTTTTTGAATTTTCCCGGACAATGGTTTATCTTACTTCCAATCTTTGTAACCGTTTTATTTGACGTAATAGCAATAAATAGTTTTTCGTCTTTTAAACGTCTCCGTTTTGTGAATAGCCCTAGACCTTCTACCTTACTTTTCCCAATTGTCAAATCTGGATGATTTAGAAGACCGTGTTCATAATTAATGACAGCAGGAATGATAAGATGCTGAGTAATGATAACAGAAAGTGTAATAATAACAAACAATAAAATAATTGTAGAACCAATAGATGCCATGATTACTAGAAATCAGTTTATATTATACAACGATAATTAGAATGGTTGTATGATATTATTATGGGTGCAATGTTTCTTTACTGGGTTTGAGGTGATCCCAACTCGAGAGGAGTGCGCATAAGATCGGGTGCAATTGTGCTCTGGTTCCAGGGGCCAACGTTTAACTGAGGGTTGGGGTATTCAGAACGCAACTGCAGGTTGGCATTCTTCATCGTGTTACCGATGGTGTCGATTCCAGTCAAGAAGGTTGCTGAGAGAAGATTCTGACCCTGGAGATCGCCGCTGCCAGCAGGGTTCAAACTACCCCACTGGTTATTGCTGTCACGGGGCAGAAGATCAGCGGGGTTAGCAACAGGCAAATTGGCGCCTCCGGAAGAAGGAGATGAAACCACGGAAGCATCTGCGGAAAGGGGAGCCGGTTGCTGAGTCACTTGAACAATCGGTGCCTTTTGACGACTATTACCGTCACTTCGAAGAGGTTCGTAGGGGGCGACGAACTTTTGGTCGGAATAGGTATAAACAGCGTATACAAGAACAATCGCACCTAAAATCACAAGAATGTGATTGGTACGAAGTGTTTTCTCTAAATCAGACAAAAAACTCATTCTTATAATTTAATTGTATATAAAATAAATGATAAAATAATGTAAGTCAGTATTATACGTTATTATCGTCGTCACCATCGCTTTCAGAAAGATCTGAATCATCCAATAAATATGCGGCCTTGATTTCTTTTGCTTCTAAATATGTACGTATTGCAACCTTTTTGGCTTCTATCGCCTTCTTTTTTGCAACTTTATACATTTCATAAAGAACATCCTTGTGTTTTTTTAATTTAATCGAAGCAATCATAGTAGGTTGATTTGAAGAAGAAGGTATCGAAGCTGTATCTGAAGATGCTGCTGTCGTAGTCGAAGCAGGGAAATTAGGTTCATTCGTATCGATCGTATCTGGAATATGATCAAAATCGATTTCAACTTCAGTAATGCCAAAGTGTTTGATTGCGGCGGTTTGTGGATTCGTATCCGCCTCTGAATTACATCCTAAATATTTCGTTTCTGTTTTTTGATCTGGGTCTGGGTCTGGATATGGTCCTCGATCTAAAGTAGAAAGTGGATCATCTTTTAAATAAACATTGCTATCTTCTGATTGTGGTTCTTCTTTTGCTTGTTGTTTCGTAGTATCGACAGGGGTATTCGATACCGTAGTTGTATTGCTGATTCCTGAATCAGGCTCAGAGATAATGCATGTTTCAAACAAAGGGATATCTGGAATTACTAATGCCTGTCGCAAAAATAACTCCATTTGAAAATTACGAGAGGTGAACTTAATTCCTTGAAATTCGATAATCGATATGATTGTATGTTCATCCTTAATGTATTCGACCGGTGCGACTTTCTTGTGTTCATCAAATACTTTACATGAAAACGGCTGAATATGCGTAAAGTTACGATTAGGCTCTAAATTCACACGAACGAGAAAGTTGCCGGTCTTGTATGCGCGTATCGGTGATGTAAATGAGTTTTCAATGTCAGTACGATCGAGTTCTTGGGTAAACCACATGTGCCGTTTTTCATAAAGAAGATCAACTGACCGTTTCTCTAAATTCGCGATCCATTCTGTGAATTCAGAATCGGTGTCGGAACCTGTAATCAATAAATCAATGTACGCCTTTTTACCTGATATAACGATTCCTTGTTTTGATCGTGTTTTTGTGGTCTGGATATAGAGTGGCTGTTTACTATTGTAATACGAGTATCGTGTCATATACGAGCCACCAGAAATACTGGTAGGATGTGTCAAATGTAAGTGTTCGAATTGAAATGTATCGTTTGGATGAAATACTTCCATCGTGCGTAATACGAATGAAATGAATTAGTATGACGCTATAAAAAGAATATGATGATTTTACGAAGTGATATTAAGGTAGATCTAGATGTTGTGCGTGTGAAGTATGGCATACGCCTAAATCCGAACATCCTTCGGTGGCAATAAAATCCCCCAAATGATTTAGGAGAAGTGGCGCGGTTTGTTCTGCCGCATTCGTACAAAGTGCTTGAACACTCTCTGGTAAAACTTCACAAACCTTCTCCAAATCCTCGGTAACGATCGCGAGAACTTTAGGATTATGAAGGATTGTTTCATTTAAGCCGTTTGCAAGATACATACATGCGTCGCATTCAAGTCCTTTTTCTTCGAGTTTTACATGTTCAACCAGCGATGTTGCGTTTTCTGGAACATGTGTCAATTGGACTGGATGGGCGTTCGCTTTTCCAAATGGAAATATAGGAACCTGGATGATTGATTCAGGAAGGACGATGAATGCAAGAAGGAGGAGAGGGAATATCTTCATTATATTTTATACATATATACGGTAAATTATTTCTAAATCTATTATATAATCGAATCACATGCCTCGTAAATCAAGATCTACACCCAAGAAACGCCGCGGTTCTAGGCGCCAGAACCATCATGACCAGGAGCCCCCTCAGCAACCCTTGCATTTTAACCAGAGTGGCGGTAATGGACTGCTCGAAGGTGCTCAAAACCAAGCACAAAATCAAGGGAAGGTTGAAATCTCTCAAGCAACACTTAACCAAGCTGGACAGATTGCTCAGAAGTTTTTAGAGAATGCTATGGCTGGTAATAAGGGACAGAGCGGAGGTAGCGCGAGCGGTGCGGGAGGTGAGGCCGCAAATGCTACTGCTGCGACTGAAGGCCTCAAAACTGCAATTATGGAAGGTGCTGTCGCTGGTGCAGAGGCCGGTGCCGTCGCTGCTGCAGAAGGTTATTCCTCATTGAAGGGAGCTCCTCTTATGGGAGGACGTCGTTCCAAGGGTCGTCGTCACGGTAGACGTGGACGCAAGTCTCAGCACCAGAATCACGGGGATCTGTTACCAAGCCAAAATCAGAAGGGAGGAATGGTTCCCGGTCTTATGACTGCCGTTGAAACTGCCTTGGTACCTTTAGGACTTTACCTTGGCCAGAAGGCTCTTCAGTCTCGTAGGTCTGGAAACCGATCACTCGGAAACTCGTTTGACTTCCGTCAGGTTTCTCGCCGCACTCGTCGTCGCAGGTAAAACGTTGCTTAACGCCATAGCATCATATAGAAAAGATATAAACATAAGGACGTAATGTCTATATCTATAGGATATCCAAACGAGTATCACTGCATTCATGAATCCAACATCAATCATGACGGCGACGCATACAACACCGCCTACTCTTGAAACGAAAATTAAGCGATGGGTAGAACTTGATAATCGGATCAAAGAGACATCTGATGAAGTACGGGATATCCGTACAGAGAAAGCAGTCATCAATGATGAAATACTAGAAATCATTGAAGAAAAGAAGCTTGAAAAGGCAACTGTAAATATAACTGATGGAAAATTACGGTTTGTCTCAACAAAGCATACCGCGCCCTTAACACTGGCATACATAGAAAAATGCCTTGGTGAACTGATTACAAACGGGAAACAGGTCGAGCAAATCATGTCGTATATTAAGAAGAATCGCGAGTCGAAGACCACAATGGAAATTAAGAGGGTTTATAACACTAAACCTGGTGCAAATGCAAACGCAGAATCATCGGATGGAGATGCGTAATAAAGTAATTGTAATTGTAATTGTTATCTAACGATATTACAAGTATATAGAGTAATATCGTTACCATAAATTATACTCATGTCGAAACTAAAGATAGGCGAATATTTCAATCCTTCTCAGCATTTGGTGTTTCATCAAGATAAAGAAGGAAATATGATCGGCGGAGGGTATCAAGTCAATAATTTACTGTATCAACATAAAATGCCATTATTTGTATCTGCAGGGGATGGTAATACATCGAATATGGGAGGTGGTGGAGCGGGGGCTGGAGGTAGTGCTAGTGGTGGCGGTCATGACCACGCTGAAAACAAGCATTTCATTCCGGAAAAGTTCAGTGATTTATTTCAAGATTTAGCAGTTCCTGCTGGGTTATTTATGATGCCGGCCTTATTTCGTCCACGAAATTATGTTTTTGAGACACCTGAACTAGATGAAGTAAAAACGCATCAAAACAAGGGCAGTGGTGATGATCATGACGAAGATGGACATAGCGAGAGCCACAGTGACGACGACAGCGACGACGACAGTGACCATGGTCGCAAATATACCAAACAAGTTCCCGGCGACATATTTGATACATTATTGTCAATGGTTACTCCTACCGAGAGAATCCAACACGACGTGAAGACGCGACGACGAAGAGGTGGTGGCGGTGGTAGCGAAAGTGAACGAAAAACAACTCATCGCAAAAATAGAACAAGACGTCGTAAAACGGGTGTGGCGTAAGAATAGATAGATGTAAATAATACATTTCGAGAGATTATTTACATTGAGTTAAATGAATAGAATCACAATGCAATTTCAGTGACTTTCATACAGGCGTCATAATGTGCCTTATAAAACCATACTGAATCACCATTACTTGAAAAAACAACTTTGAATTCAATATTCGACGTTCCAGTATTTGTATAAGCTCCCATGATCGGAAACATTGTAGAACTTCTAGTACCAGTTCCATCACCACTCGGATAGTGTTGTGCTCGTTTTCCAATAGTTATATCACTTGGAGTATTAGTAACATTCAATAAGGCTTGTAAAATATCGGTTCCACTTGTTGAATTACCATCAACAACGTAATATCCGCTATATTCTACAATGATTTTAGAGTTATTTGATTTGGGTGTATAAGTATATCTTGCAATAGTTCCACTTGAAACTGCGTTAATAGATGCGTCAATATGATTCAATAATGGATCATCTCCTGCCAAAAACACAGTATTAATTGTCTGACCAACCGTCCATCTTGTGGGATTCACAGATCCAGAGACATCCAAACGCGCATTGTTGTACGTCAATCCAGGTCTAGCAGTTATTGTATTTCTCGTTCCATCTGAAGTAACTACGGCATTCATTGTGGGGGTAACCACATCTGTTACCGGATACTGTCTGTGAGACAATGGTTCCATCCACATTGAGAAATTGTTGGTATTCTGTGCATTGGCGTTTAACGCGCGACCACGCACTTTATTCATCGAAAGAGACGACATCGAATCGGTGTTTCTAAATACGAATGTATGTGTATGATATGTATATAATATACACATACTAAAATATCTTATATCAATGACCATGCAGTCTTATTAAAAGGAGCAACTACAATATCTTTGATCTTACTTCTCATCTCTCTTACTCTTGCTTCGTGCTGTGGGTTCAACATTTTTCCTGAATCTACTTTTTGAAGACTCGCCATCAATTTTGAAGATGGTTGATTCATTGTCGGTTTGGGCCCATAACAGTTTACACCAACTTTGAGACTCGTATCCGCCATAAATCCACCATTGATACCAGGACGCCCACAACTGTTTTTCTTTGCAGGATCCTTATCTTTTTGCAAGGCATCCCATGTCGATTTTTGTGTAGGGTAAAGAATCATCTGTTTATCCGACCATCCATACGAACACCATTCCGCGCCTGATTTGTGTGCCTCTTCCATTTGATCAATGGTTGCAAGCTGTGCGTTGTATGCGTTGCACAAGGCTTTTGCATTGTCATAATCATAGACATTCGATGGAATGTGAAACACTTGCTTTTTCATTTTAAGATCAGGACCCGCGCCTAAATCATCTTTCTTCTTCTTTGGTTTCGGAACAGTTTGAGTAATTGTAATCTTTGGTTTTGGTGAAAAAAGATTTGATACTTGAGTAGTAATATTTGTATTAAAAAAATACTGGAATCCATTCAAGATAACAATCACGATGAAAATACCCCATAAGAAGATTTCAAGAATGGATACATTTGCAAACATTGTACTCTCTGCAGTATCATTTTCTGATGTTCCACCCGCTAAAGCATTAATAACAAAGTAAACCATGATCACAACAAATACAATTAATAAAACCACGCGTAAGGTAATAAATTCATCTATTTTACCGTCCATCCAGTCAAACATACCTGTTATTTGACTCAACCCAACACCTGCGGCTTTGGGTACACCGATTGACGGAGATACAGATGTAGAAGGAGATGGTGGTTCCTGAGGTATGTTTAATGGATATTGTGACATAATGAAATGAAATCGAATGAACTACTTATATATTGTTGGTATAATATCATGATATTTATTGCGGCGATGTTTCCGACTTTTGAGTTTCTCCATTTCCGTTTTGTCGTTTACGGTAAAATAAACAATACGGAAGATTACTAATAATTGAGTCACTTTTAATCTCTGTTTGTTTTACGTTCTCATCATTGAATGTATACCATGCATTGCTCGCTGTACATATCATCGCGGTATAGTGCCCACTTCCACTAAAATTGCCATGATGGTTGCAAACGGCATAAAGGTCGTATATGTAGCTATCTCGTTTATAACCATTTACAAATGAACTCATGTTCAGTCCGCGTAGTGGAATATCGACTGGAATAGTCACTTTCATTGGTCCACGATCTGTATATTGGACGCGCTTCAAATCGATAATCATGATGTTTGGCAAACTCCAATACATCATTCCTCGCTTTACATTTTGGTATTTCTTTGTTTTATCATTAAACCATGCGTTTTCACCTTCCATGACTTCTCCGTTGCAATAATGTCTAAAACAGTCCATCAATGTTGGAATACGTGTTTTTCCAGTTTCTGGAATTTCAACAATTGGAATCGATAGGGATATAATCGAAAATGGTTCAGGTGATATACTTAGTACAGTTCCAGGTTCATTCCCGGTTTCGTTCAGTTCAGTAATGACCGACATTTGTATCCCATAAAACAAATTCAACATTTCAGAGTAATTTTTAGTATACATTTGTTTCATCATTTCATAACATTTTCGACCAATAATATCCTTGTCGTTGTTCACATTTCCTGTAATCGTCATATTCACTTCTCTCGAAAGTGCCATATGAAATGCATCCAACATGAAGACGAGGAACTCTTGCACGTCATTTTGTGAATAACTCGTAAATAGTTCTTGGTTTTTCAAACGCGCGATCTGCTTCATGGATGCCATGAATCCTCCTGGTGATACAATGCAATTTTCACTCCACATAAGCGTACGTAGTTTGTCCCATTCACTTAGTAAAACGGCATCCGGCTTTTTTGTAAGTCGTTTCTTGTATTTCTCATCGTTTAAAAACCGGTTAAGTTCGTAGGTATGCGATAGTGCCTGGAGACATGAATTCACAAAACATGTGTTTCCTAGATTCATGAGTCCAGTTATACCTCTATTCACGAAATCGGGGAATCTTTGTTCCATTACGATAACTGCGCGGGTATTTCTTAGATCTTTGCATAATAATAAATTTTTATATTTAAGTGTAATTTCGATAAAATTGAATCGCTTGGTGTTATACTAATCATATATTACGCTCTACGATCAATACGTACTCTGTAAAATGCCAGCTTTGATGGGTGAAATTATCGTAATGACTGGATCATTCATTACGATATTTGCAATATTGATTTGCTGTATTCATGCAGCTCCGCGTGACCGCGAATGCCGCCGACGACATTGTCAGAAATGCCGTAACCCAAAATAAATGGATATAGAAAGTAAATTCGATAAATATGTATTATATTGTAATGAATCCAGAGGAACCGTCTAATAATATTAATCAGCGTAGGTCTAATGATAGAAATAATAATGATGACTACCACGTGAGATTCAATCTGAACCAGTATTACAATGCTGTCGAAGATGAACAAATCTATATGGACGAATATACGACACTTATGCATCGATATAACGATTTCATCACGAGTGGAAATGCAATGTTTACTCGTATGGAACAAACACTTCGAGAGAATTTGTCGAGAACATTAGTTCGACAATCTTTTTATTACCAACGTCTAAACACAAGTTCTCATGTATCTCATTCTGACTCTGTACCGAGTATTCAACACAATATACCGTCACAAAGACAAATTCCTATTATGGAAGCCCCTGCCCCTATAAATACGATGAATGCTTCACCTGCGCCTGCAGTTGTCTCTGCATCTGCCCCTGGACAACGGCAACAAGTAAGAGAACGAGACAATACATCCCCTCAACCACAATTACCATCAAATGCTCGGTTTGGTGATGTATTTCCTCGCTTGATATCACGATACATTTCATCTGAGATTAACCGTAATGAACGCCAACCGAATAACCTAAGAGAAAATCTGTTCTCCATGTTGTATACCGTTCCTGTAGCGCTTCGTACAAATGTAAACAATCCCTCTGCTGCTGGAAGAAGTGCACCAACAAACGATCAAATCAATCGCGCAACGTTGAATACCGTATTTTCGAATATACTTTCTCCTGTAAATGCAACCTGTCCAATCTCTCGTGATGAGTTCAATGACGACAGTCAAATTACAATGATACGCGGATGCAATCACATTTTCAATCGCGAAAGTCTGAGAGAATGGTTTGTTAACCACGCTACATGCCCAATGTGTAGAAATGACATTCGTGACTATCGCCCGTCATCGTTGGTTTCGGAACCTGAACACCGAGAGAATCATGATGGTAGAATCGCACCTGCTGCTGGATCATCAGCTGGAGTTCGAGGAGGAGGTGCTCCAGCGAATATTTCAATTGACCGTATTGACGATAACCAGATCACATTTTCTTATGACATACCTATACAGTACAACGATGATGACGTTTATCGTAATTTATTGAATACAATAACCAATATGGCAGAGACCTCCCAACAGAATAACCGCCCATCGCAAAACCAGGATGACGATGATATATTGGATGTTGATTAAAAATAATGTGTTATTCAATCTATATTCACTACTTACAAGACGCTTTGGCAACGCCTCTACCAAACCAATCGGTAATTGCACGATTTCCTTTATTGAGATTATCCGCCTTTACTAAGAACTCATCGAATAACAGCGATTTCACTTCCTTATGTCGCATCTCTGTTATTTTCTTTTCCCTCTTGTCTGGGTCGTCAATGTGTGCAGTCGCCTCCCACACTTTCACTTCAAACTGTCCTTTCTTCTTCTGGAACGCGGGTAGTTGTTCCAATACAAGCGCGAACAACTGCTGAACTGGTTTCATGATCTGGTTCGTAATATAGAACGAATAATTCAACTGCAGTCGCTGTTTCTTGATATAATCTGGATGCTCGATTTTATCGCCTTGAAGCGCACCTTTGGCGGTATTGTGAATATATGCATAAGGAATGCGGTCACCCGTATTCGGTTTATTTCCTGGATCACGCACACCCATACGATCCGCGAGTACTTTATGTGCGATTTGTTGGGGGTTTTTGTAGTCTGAACGCAGTGATTTCGTAATGATGAGTTTTTCTATGGGGCATTTCTGATCAATCATGTATTGCAGTTTTTCTCGCAAGAAAGCAATCGCGCGGTTGACATTCTGTTCCTTCATCAGAATATCGATGATTCCTCCATAGATTTCCTTCACGATCGGCGCGTTATCACGGCGTTTGAGTACGATTCCCATACTTTTCAACTTTCCCTTATTTGGATTCTGTTCATAATACACACCGACATAGCCTTTCTTGCGGAGTAGCGCGAACGGACAGATCGTTTTCTCATACACCCACGCATGCGGTCCTTTCAGAAACTTCGACGAATAATCGCCTACCTGTTTTGCAAGTTCGATCGTAATTTCAATCGCATCCTTTCCGCGAATCGGAACACCTTCTGGAGTGGCGAGATTGAAGGTGAAGAACACACTGTCCGTGTCGCCATAGATATATTCTGCTTTGGAATGCACGATAGGGTATTTCGGATGAGATGTTGGAAGGAGAATATCACCATACGCTTCTTCCACCACACGACGTGCATACGTAAGAAGTTTTCGGCCGGTTGCAGTTGTAGAAGCTGCAACATCTACCTCATAAAATGTGCTCGTCTTCGCGCCACATTGACCATATAATGAGTTCGCAGTGACCTTATAACCAAGTTGTCGCTTATCGAGAATATTCGCCATGAAGGGGTCGCTCTGTTTCTCTGCGAGTTTACGAGTCGTTTTACGCGCGAGAAGTAGCTCTTCCAAAATCGCCGGCATGATTCCTTTTTCACCCTCTGGGAACTGTGCGAAACGGCACACTTTCGTACCACATTTCACTTTCACGGCAGCCGCTGCCGTCTTTGTCGCGGATTTCGGACGCGTCCATTTGTACATGTCATATGTAATATCAACGTATTTGTATCCTGGCAGATTATCGTAGCACGCCTCACCCGTCTCGCGAATGAGTTCCCCATTGAGATCATATTCTTTGGTCCATACTTTGCTGTCATGCGATAGATTCTCGCTAATCATCGACGACGGATATAGTGATGAATAATCATTACATGCAACCGGATTGTCAAGGTAAAGGCCGCACTTGGGAGGAAGAACGATAGCACCTTCGTAACCAGACTCACTTCGATCCTTGTCGATCACTGGCATCAGGGTATTCTTTTCGCGACACTTCATCGCCACATAACTTGTGAGTTTGATCCCTTGGCCACGCATCACGAGGAAACTGATGGGGACACTGCAAATCTTCGCCATCTCGGTATATCCAGTCATGATATCGATCTTGTTCATCAAGTGATGGACGAGGTTACAATCCTGAATACAGTATTTCGCGATGACTGCGCGTTCACGTGGACCTTCCTTCGTCATACGAAAGATGTCTTGCGGTGACACATCATCTTTGGCGAGACCCCAACGCACCATCGTTTTCATGTCTGGTGTTGCGCATCCTTGCACGACGAAATGTCTTGACCCTGCTTCTGCGTCGGGTATCGAAATGACCTTGAACTTATGACCGTCCTTGTATAAATCGGTAGAATGGTTCGTCTGTTCGAATTTTACGAAATTCCCGGTTTCAAGACCAAGCAAGTTTCCGGAATACACACGCGTCGTGTCGTTTTCTGCGTGATATTCCACACTTTTCACAGAATCACCGATGAAGTAACTCGAAACGTCATCCAATTTATACGATGATAGGTTGAAATCGCGGCGAAGGTAGTTATAAACGTCGACCTGCAGCCTACCAGTCATTTTGATATAATGAAGATCGTATTGTCCACTTGCTAAGGCGATCTTGGTTTGTTCAATTGCAACATTATCGGCAGTGATTTCAGTATTTGGGTTTACGTATCCGCCTCCGCCGCCTCCATTCCCGCCGCCTCCGGCATTCGCACACAACTCGTCTCGATTGCGTGACAGTTTCAGAAACTCTTCATAACAACCCGTCTCTACAGCACGACGAAACATAAACTGATAATCAAAACCGAATATGTTGTATCCAATGATGATATCAGGGTTCTCTTTCTGGATAAGGCGCGTCCACGCAACAAGCACATCCGCCTCCGTCGTATAGGATTCAATCTCTGAATTTGGTACTTCATCCCGGAGATGATCGCATGTATCGAGAACGATACAGTTGCTCAGGTAGGGGCGATTGTTGTTTTGCCCATATTTCACGAAGGTTGAACCGATGAATGTCACCTTGTCTCCTTCTACTTTGGGAAAGATCGACCCAAGCGTATCACTTACGATCGTGATTCTCGTTTCGCGGGAGTGTTTTGGATTGTGCAACAAAGCAGCGAGTTTAACTGATAAGTCTGCGGAACTAGCGCCTGCGGATGCTCCTGGACGTTTGGCGGTGGATGATGGTTTTGATACTGGAACGACGTCATCTTCATTGTCAAGTTCATTGTTACGATCGTTGTCATCACTATCAGAGTCGCCATCGTTACTACCATCGTCATCATTGTCATTCTGTTTGGCTTCTGCAGCAGCAGCGGCTTCTTGTTTGGCTGTCGCCGCCATATGCATAAAGATCTGCTCAATTGTGTTTTCTTGTGCGACGATTTCTTGCTTGATAAGATGCCGAAGTTCTTTGGACAACACAAGACGACACAATCTCGCCATGTCAGCTTCTTTTGGACGCCGTTTTGGATAGATGATCTCAATTCCGGGATACGCAGCGCGACCTTGATACGTGTACTGAAATGCTGTATAAATCATATGTGTTAGTTCGTCATCACTGATTTCTGCATCTGGTGTGCTGGTGTGCTTCGCGATAACCGCATCCACGATATTCGTCGCTAACTTCTTGTAGGATTTGACTGGGATCGGGAAATCTCCATGACTACTGCTGGCTTCAATATCAAAACTACATATTTTGTAGGGGACAATCGTCTCTTTTTCATTTTGCGGAATGATGTCTTCAAACGAAAGGCGGTATTCGTACTGGCACGTCGTCGTGTATTTTTCGATCAGGCGTGTCTTTTTTGTTGAGAATGTAACCCAACCAGAGGGGCTGATTTTCTGGATATGGAAGAAACGCAGGATTGGTGGTATATTTGCTTCGTAAATATATGTACTTGTGTTCGCGAATGAATATCCATTCGGGTTCAATGCGCGCGTCTTTCCGTCACGCGGTGTGAAGATATCGTGATACCAGAGATTCTTCACACGGTTCATCACTGTTGTATTCTTGAAAACGATGAGAACGAATTTGTGATTCTTCCCGCCATCGAAACCATAGAGCTTACGCTTCTCGACGATCTCGCATTTGTCCGCGAGAATACTATTTTCGTAGTATTTGCTCTTTAAGTTCTTCTTGATGTCACGAATGAACGCGGATTTGGTGGCATTAGTCCAGTGCTCCGCGACTTTGATATAGAAGAAGGGGTGATAATCATCTACAAAGATAGAACATGTTTCACCCTCTTCATTGATGCCGAACATCTGGATTCGAAATTCATTTGCATCGGTTGACGCCGCGCCGCCACCACCACGCCGGCAACCGCTACTTCCTCCCGACGCGATCGAACTGTCATCCCCACCACTGCTTCCATTGTCGGATGATGCGGAAGAATGTGTATTTGTATCTGGTATGCAGTCGTATACATTGAAATCGATGAGGCGGAAAGATGGGTTTGTATTTTCTTCGATCGGTTCCTTGGGTTCTTTTTCCACAGTTGCTGGCTTCTTGACAATTTTGAATTTTCTCATTGGTTCTAGTATCTTCTTTGTGTACAATATTTCATCTTTTCTTTATTTCAATTTTATACTTAATGTCGACATCGTGTATAAAATTGAATGATAAGAAATACGTATGTCCGGGATACAGCAATTCAATCAATCGCATACGATTTGCATCTGATGCCAGTGAACGTTGATTATCGCATGTCTCCGCTACACATTTGGTTCGTTTTCATGGTATACAATTTGTGCACTGCAGTCATCCGCGAATTCAATGTGTATAGTATGCTACATGCAATGTTTTCTATGGATTATCGGATCTTGCTTATTGTATTGAACGTGATTGGATGGTATCTGTTTCTTCACTATGCAAGAATTGATTTTGCAATTCGAATAACAATGAATAACAATACGTAATTTGCTAAATACAATAATCATTTGAATAAATCAGTCATCACCTCATTTCTTTTGTTTTTCATTTTTTCTTTTTCTTATCCGTTTCATCATCTTCTTCATCTTCGTCTTTGTCGTTGTCTTTGTTTTTCTTTGTGTCTTTGTTTCCCTTTGCGCCTTCAACGAAACCTTCACGGTTTTTATCTGTCATAGAAGGGTTCAATATCAAGGTAAGAGCACCAATAATGCAAATGACAAAGTAAGCGGTAATCAACCACGACACCCAGCGATACTTATCACATGTCTTGTTTGCCAACCAAACGAAGAAGATTGAAATAAGAAGATTTGTCACAATAATTGCGAACTGGAATCCGACTAAATAAATGTCAAGAATATTAATAATTACAACGAGTGTCAATATAAAAGATGCCAAGGGGCATACTGCAATGTTAGCCAACATGTAAAAAAATATGTATGTGTTAGTACAATTATAATATATATGAATAAAAAATATAATGATTTATATTATTTGGTCGATTGTTTTTTTTGTTGATAATTAGTATTACCTGAACGCATGATCTCATCTATTTCTTTCAATTCTTTTGCGCGTTTTTCTGGATTTATGATGGATGAAATTGTATCTATTATACCAAACACTAGGTATATCAATATAATCCATGTTACTATTGTATAGTCATAGCATGTTTTATTTGCCAACCAAACTAAAAATATACAAAATATAACTATGATACTTGATGTAAGCGCTAAAATAACTGTATTACTTCTATAATAATTGTATGTTAAGACCAAATAACTATCCAAAATGATAGTCAAAATGACTAAGCTAAGCACCATTGATGCTTTTGGACATGCAGATATACTTGATAACATGATAATCTATTAAGTATTATAATAATAATTGAGAAAATATTATAATACAACTGGTAGTGGTTTTATCGTAAATATGCAGGTATATAACTTTGTTCAACATTGTTTTTTGTGTTAGGAGTTGCCATTCTTGATTTCACACTTTTCTTATGTTGTCGTTTCATTTCTTTATGAAATCGTTTTAGTGTTCCACGATGAAAGTCTCTAAATTTTGGACGCGCTTTTTTTGTGATATTGTGTAATGTCGACTTTTGTTTTTCATCAGTGGGCGAAGACTTTGCATCTTTACGCACTAATTCAAAATCCGGATGCTTTATAATCCAATTTAACATTTCTTCATATGTTCGTTCATTTGAGTACTCTAAACCGCGCGTTCCTTTTGACACATACATTATCAATGGAACAGCTTGAATATCTTTAGGTATGTATTTCAAATTTTGTATTACTGGATCATTTTGTTCCATGTTTACAACGCGAATATTTGCAATTGTGAGTATACACCCTGGTTTTTTACAGTGATAATTTGTTTTTAGTTCGTGGATAATACGTGCCCAATCTTCCTTCATGTTTCTACAATGTCCGCACCAGTCAGCGTAGAATTTTACTAACAGTCCATGTGTATCTGGGTGATCATGTGCCTTTTTTGCAGCAGCATTGAATTTATCAATGTTTTTATTTTCCTTTACGTTAATAATTTGTATCATTTATATAACGATTGGATAATTGTATTCGGTTATTGGTATTCTAATATTATCCGCATAATATATAGATAAAATGTCCGGAAAAGGTATTTTAAAGTATATTGGAGACAATGCAACAACTATTATGAAAGAACTTGATGTGCTTCACAAAATACAAGAATTCAAACGGGTTGCATTACCAGTGTTAGTTTTTCTTTTATTTTTGATTGGAGCATATATTACTTCAAAAACTCCATCTAAATCAACACTTCCGGAAGGATTTGAGAATGCAGAATCTGACGCATATGAAACCAGAAAATTACGAAATGGATTTGGAAATAAAACGACCGCGTCCGCTAGTGATACTGAAGAAGGTTTTGAAAACAAACCAGCGATGGGTGGCGCAAGGACCATGCCACCAAATGTTCCTGGATCTGGGTCAAGTGCATCATCGATGAAGAATTCTGGTAAAAAAATGGGGCCACCTAAATTTGAAACAGTTAACAGGAATCGATGCCCAAATATTCTTATTCAGCATGGTAGCGAGATCTTTCTTTATAACTCGAAGGTAGAAAAAGTACCGGGTGTTAATCCGATTCGATTCAAGAATTTAGAAGATTATACCGAATTCATGGAATGGTTACAAGGGCGAGGTATTCGATGCCCTGTACTGTTTCTTCAGTTTTCATATGACACACAAGGCAAAGCGGTATATAAGATTAGACCATCACCGATGGATTTACAGGGCGGGTTATCGCCAAATGTGCCGTATTCTCCTGCACCCGCATCCCTTGTTAAAATGATGGATGCTTCACGTGATAACCCTCCCTTTAATAACAAAATGTATGATGGTTATGATCCAATGAATTTCAACATTGGTGATTATACCACGCAAGATGCAGCGTTTACTGCAAAAGAACGTAATATGTTGTTTAGTGATAATCCAATGGACACGAATTGGGGCGGTATTAACTATTCTAGATCAATCGTTGGATCTGGTGCATATGCAGACCGTACACGGTCTGATTCACTTCCCATGTATGTTCCTCAAAAATACTTCAAAAATACTTATACCAAAACCGCTAGTACGCCGTCTGTAACAAGTTCTACGTCTACGACTACTAGTGCTCCTAGTACATCTACTACCAGTGCTCCTACGTCTACGTCTACAACAATGAGTGCTCCTAGGACTACCAGTGCTCCTACCACTACCAGTGCTCCTACGACTACCATTGCTCCTACGACTACCAGTGCTCCTACCACTACCACTGCTCCTACGACTACGACTCCGACAAGTGCAATGAATACTGCACTCGCTCCGACGAGTTCATCAACATCATCTACATACACAGCACCTACATCCACATCCACTGCATCTACACTCCCATCCACTGCACCTACACGCACATACACAGCACCTACATCTACATACACAGCACCCACCTCTACATACACAGCACCCACCTCTACATACACAGCACCGACAAGTAGTTCGACTTATTCTAGTTATACTGCACCTAGTTCAAGTTCTACCACCACACCAACAACAAGTACAACACCGACTTCTACTTATACACCTACATCTACACCAACAACAACATCTACTACTTCAACTACACCTTCTTACATATCATCATCCACAACGACTTCTGGATCTGGTTATGTTGCGCCATATGTACCTCCAGCGAATCCACTCCCTGCTCCAACAGATTCAACATCTACATCAAGTTATACATACATACCTCCTACCAACGTTCAGAGTACTCCTACTCCTACTACTGTTACTAATGCTCAGCCAGCAACGCCACCGTCAGGGTATACGTATGGACCAGATCCGAACGCCCCAGCAATGACGAATTTGTGCCCTGGCCCATATTGTCCGTACAATTCATGAAACCTTTATATATGAGATAAATTATACAAGTTCATATATAAAACATGTATAAATCGATATTGTATAATTATATATCGTAATGGCTACAGTTTCCACTGTTAGACACCCTGAAGAAATCGAATGTTTTCGAAATCCAAAAGGAGGATTTTCGCGTGAAAAACGGTATGAATACACATATGCAACTAGGAAGTCGTTTGAAAACATTCCCGGAACAAATAAAAAAGATTGGCGTTATTTTACAACGAAAGCGTTTGCATATGCGGGTAAATGGCTGCGTAGTGAACAACGAGGTTATGGTGACGGTGGTGATTACTGGGAGGTGTTTCTTGATGATCGCGAAGGCGCCGGTGGGAAAGAGCACGTGGTTTCATGGAACTATGAAGGTACATTATGTTACCGCGAATGCATGTATAGTGACACTGAAATCAAGAGTAATGTTACAAAAATCATGGATGAAATGATTGGTAAGGTCGAAAAATGTGCGGTGGATGATGGTATTGACGCGTTGAATTCAAAATCCGAAAAAACGCCTCGTATACCTTGTAATGCAACAGCAGGTTCCGATAAATGGTCGATAATGAAGTTTATATGCGGAGAACCGTCCAAATGCGCACCATTTGACCCAGCCGAGACGACGACGATGGAGTCCAAATACAGCGTCCATCCAAATATCGCGGAGT